TGTAACCCAAGCGCTCCTGATCATTGGCTCAAGGTTCGGGCTGACCGTGGCGTCACGACGATGTTCGCGAGTGTTCATGAAGAGAACCCCATCCTGTTCAAGCCGGATGGGACCATGACGCAGAACGGCTCGGACTACATGAAGAAGCTCGATAGTCTGACCGGAGTCCGGTACAAGCGACTCAGACTGGGTCTATGGGTCGCGGCCGAGGGCGTCATCTATGAGGAGTATAACTCGGCCCTTCATATTGTGGATGGACCCCCGGTCAAGACCACTCACTCTGACCCGAGCGGCATCCCGATGGACTGGCCGAGGTACTGGGCTGTTGACTTCGGATACACCAATCCGTTCGTGCTCCAGTGCTGGGCGGAAGATCCGGATGGCCGACTGTACATGTACCGGGAAATTTACCATACGCAGCGGACGGTGGATCAGCATGCCCGCAAAATCCTCTCCTTGGTACTCAATGAGCGCGGGAGTTGGCGGGAGCCGAAGCCCAAGGCGATCATATGTGATCATGATGCTGAGGGCCGGGCCGTGCTGGAGCGAGAGCTGGGCATGGCCGTGGAACCTGCCCACAAGTCCGTTCTAGAGGGCATTGAAGCGGTCCAGGTCCGCTTGCGTGCGATCGAGAACGTAGGGCCACGGATCTTCCTGATGCGTGGGGCTCTGGTCGAGGAAGACCCGGAGCTGCGCGAGTCTGGACGGCCGGTATGCACGATTGACGAAATTCCGGGCTACGTGTGGTCAAACAAGAAAAAGGAAGAGCCTGTCAAGGAAGACGACCACGGCTGCGACGCGATGCGCTATATGGCAGCGTTCAAGGACTTCGGCATCCGTGTGATCTTCCGGAGCTTCTCTGTAGATGGGTCGTTCCGATGAGCACCAATGAAGTCAGCGAAATCCTCAAGGATGTGAAAGAGGGCCTGGTTGCTAAACCGGGTGACATGCTAGTGCTCAGCTTCGGCCGTCGCTTGCACGATGATGAAGCGCACGACATGATTGAACGCCTCAAGGAATGGCTGCCCGGAGTCAAGGTTGTCCTTCTCGACGGTGTTGACAAGATTGCCCTGATCTCGCGGGTCCATAACGAGGGCTGCTGCGACGGGGTGATCAACCGTGCGGTTTGACGAGGTCTGGATCGGGCGCGATCAGCTGGCAAAGATGGAACGGCTAGCGATCGAGACGCGGGGCGTCGATGGGGCGGCGGTCGAGATCGGTGCCTGGCAGGGGTTGTCAACCACTTGTCTTACTAGGGCCATCTCCCCTGACCTCCTCCACGTTGTGGACCACTGGCTCGGTAATGACGACATGCCAGCAGAGATTCGCGCGAGAGACAATTATGGAATCTTCATTGCCAATATGGCGGCTGGGACCGAAGGCAACTTCCAGGTTTACAAGATGGACTGGCGAGAGTTTGTAAGGGATTATTGCGATTGGCCGATCCGGTTCCTTCACCTTGACGCCGGACACGCGGTCGATGAGGTCGCTGATAACTTGCAGGCGCTCCTGCCGATGGCTGCACCGGGCGCGATCTTCTGTGGAGATGACTGGAACTGGGATTCTGTCCGAGAGGGCGTTATGAAGATTTTTCGCCCCTCTCAGATCCATATATTCCTCAATAAGCTCTGGTGGGTGAATTTCTGATGACGACGCTACAGATTCCAGTCCCTGACGGCTCGACCGTCCGAAACGCCGCAAAAAAGCTTGGAATTGCGCTGCAGGCACTTCTAGTGGTTGCAGGGGCTCATTCTAGGCCAATCCGCAGTAATTTGGTGGATCACGGGTATACTTTGTTGGGATTTGGGTGTATCTCTGGGGCATCCTTCCTACATTCGGCCTTTACTGGGCTACTAGTGACGGGTATTTTGCTGCTTATTTTTGAGTGGAAGGTGAGCGACTTATGACCACTCCGGAGACTCAGCCAAGGCAACAGATCATAGTCCATGGATCATGGACCCTGAACCGAATCCTGATCTTCGTCGGTGCGGTTCTGTTCTTCATCGCCGCAATCGTCGCGGACGGCGCGCGGGTGCTCGACACGCCGATGTGGGCCTGGGCGTTCTGGGGCTTCTCGGCCTGGTTGCTTGCGGGGGCTGTGTGACCGATGTCTAAGTCCCTTGTTGGCAAGATTGTGAATCTGGCGCGGCCGATTCCCTTCACGAGTGCGTGGAACTCCGGAAATGGGGGGCTCTACGGCTCAGGGATGCAGGATCGGTTCACCCAGCTTCAGGCCATGGGGATGCAGGGCACACTGTTCGCGATTGTCCAGCTATTGAGTACGGGTAGCCAGAGTCAGGGCGAATGGAGGATGTACCGGAAGACGCAGGATGGCCGTGTCAGGTACGCCTCCACGGACCAGGCGGTTGATCAGCGCCAGGAAGTCCTCAAGCATCAGGCCTTGAGGTTGTGGAAGCGCCCGAATCCATTTATGACCGGGGCCGACTTTCGCGAGATCGGCTGGCAGCATATGGAACTGGCCGGTGAGTGGTATTGGGTGCTGAACCGGGGTCCGTCCGGAACCGGCATTCCGATCGAGATGTGGCCTGTTCGGCCCGACCGAATGGAGCCTGTCCCAGATAAGCAGAAGTACCTGGCCGGTTGGGTCTATACCGGGCCGAATGGTGAGGCCGTGCCGCTCTCGGTCGATGAAGTGATTCAGGTCAAGTATCCGCACCCGAGCGATCCCTACCGTGGCCTAAGCGCTTGTCAGTCAATCCTTGTTGATATTGATGCCGCTAAGTATTCCGCAGAGTGGTCCCGCAACTTCTTCCTCAACTCGGCTCAGCCGGGCGGCATCGTCGTGTTTGGCAAGCGCCTGAGCGATGACGAGTTCTTGGAGTTTACCGAGCGCTGGCGAGAGCAGCATCAGGGCGTAGCCCGAGGCCATCGCGTCGGCGTTCTGGAGCAGGGTGCACAGTGGATCCCAAATACGTACTCGATCAAGGATATGCAGTTCCCCGAGCTGCGCCAGGTAACGAGCGACATGATCCGGCAGGCATACCGGATTCACCAGGCCATGCTTGGAGACAGTACGGACGTGAACCGCGCCAACGCCCAAACTGCCGAGGAAGTTCATGTTTCCTGGCAGGAGGTGCCGAGACTTCGCCGTCAGCGCAATGTACTGAATCACCCCTACCTCGATTGCTTCGGGGATGCCGGTCAGAATGTCGAGTTTGATTATGACAATCCGTTCCCGGCTAGCAGTGATGAAGTCAACGATGAACTGACGGCGAAGTCAAAGGCAGCCCAGCTCCTCGTAGAAGCTGGTTGGGACCCTGATGACGTGCTCCAGATGGTCGGTATCCCGAAGATGCGGTTCAAGGGCCCAGCGGTGCCGAGAGGGAATCCTCCTGGTGCGCCGAGGCCGTCGGTAACAGGGCCAAAGGAGCCAGAGCCGTCAGCCGGGCAAGAGCCTCAGAACCACTATATGTTTGACTTGGGCGAGATGGTAAGAGATGCCTTCTCGGAAATCAAGATCAACGGAAACGGTCACAAAAGAGAGGATGAGATGGTATGAGCCGCACTCCATGGCGTACAGTACAGCGGCAGTGGGCTCTACATCAGGGTGGCAACAACACCTGGTACCGGATCAAGAACCAGATCGGCGGGCCGACTCAGCTCCACATCTATGACGAGATCGGATACTTTGGCGTTAGCGCCAAGGATCTCATCAGGGATCTGGCTGACGTCAACGGCCCGATTGAGCTGCACTTGAACTCTCCGGGCGGCGAGGTGCACGAAGGCATCGCCATCTACAACACCCTGATGTCGAGGAACGACGTTGCGGTTCATATCGACGGCATTGCCGCTTCGATCGCCAGCGTCATTGCTATGGCGGGCAACCCGATCCTGATCGCCCGGACGGCGCAGATGATGGTTCATGACGGTTACGCCATGGCCATTGGTGATGCGCAGGACTTCCGTGACCAGGCCGAGGTGCTTGACAAGGCGAGCAACCTGATTGCCGGCGTCTACGCCGATCATACTGGTAAGCCGCTCGGCTACTGGCGCGAGATCATGAAGGCGGAAACCTGGTATGACAGCCAGGAGGCCATCGACGCCGGTCTTGCCGACAGGTTCGTCCCATCGAGCCAGGTGCGCCAGACGACGGACCACCGGATGGATGATCGGTGGGATATCAACGGCGCGTTCAAGCACACGCCAGCGTCGGACGCGGCGACCGTGCCGTACGTCGGTGAGCACCAGACCAGGCATTTGCCGATGACTGGTACGCACACCCACGATCATGCGGCCCACGGCGACGGTGACGCCGACGATGGAATCCACGGCGGGGACGGCCCTCACACCCATGCCAACGACGCCAACCATGATCATCCCGAGCAACACCCGCACGGGCAGATGCGGGCAGGGCGGGTAGGTCAGACCGGGAACAGGGCCGGGGTCGTCAACTCCGTCGACAACTCGTCCTGGGACGCAAGTCGTGCCATGTCGGCGGCGGCTACTGCAGACAACCCCGCCTCGGCGTACAAGGCAATCTGCGCCGGTCGGCGTGCCGGGGACGCGGATGAGCAGGGATCGTGGGCGCTCCCTCACCACTACAAGCCTGGCGGCCCGCCGAACGCTCACGGCGTTCAGGCCGCTCTGGGAAGGATCGGCCAGACCAAGGGCCTCACGAATGAGGATGCGGCCCGGTCTCACCTCGAAGCCCATATGAGGGAGATCAATCCGGACTGGCAGCCGGACAACAGCTCGGACAATCCGTTCGGGCTGACGCAAGAGGACATCGAGCACTTCACCAAGTCCGTTAGGCTCTGAAGGGAGCGACATGACAACCATCACGATTCCGTCAAAGCCTGAGGAACTTGAGGAGTTCCTTGGCGATGCCGGAAACGTCCGGGCGATGATGACCGAGCCCGGCAAGTTCAAGGAGTTCATCAAGGCGTACGCCCAGATGACCATCGACAAGGACCGGAACCTTGAGCAGCAGATCAAGGAGCAGGTCCAGCTCGGTCTGGCCGACTTCATGCAGCAGAACGGCATGGGTGGCAGCCGCCTGAACTTCTCGAACTCCGTCACCGACCCGCCCAAGTACGACAGCCGTCGCGTGAGCCACGGCAAGGGTGCCGCCTACAACTCCAACTCCTACGGTGCGCGCCTGGAGCGCGAGCTGAAGGCATCCGGGGGCGACGGCGGCGCGATGTTCGAGAGCACGTCTGAGTTCTTCCAGGCGATCTGGCCTCGCTACGAGACCCTCAAGAACTCGCAGGCGCTCGGCAGGAAGCGGGCGGCCAGCCTTCAGATCCAGAACAGCTTCGGCTCTGAGGTTCCGGCTGACGGCGGGTTCCTGATCCCTGAGGTACTGCGTTCCGAGATCCTGCAGGTGGCGCTGGAAGACGCGGTTGTCAGGCCGCGCGCCCAGGTCATCCCGATGGACTCGCTCCGCGTGCCTATCCCCATGATCGACGTCACCAGCAACGTCAGCTCCGTGTTCGGCGGGGTCGTCTGCTACTGGACTGAAGAGGCCGCGCAGCTCGTTGAGTCGCAGGCGAGCTTCGGCCGGGTCGTGCTCGACGCCAAGAAGCTGACCGGCTACGCGGAAGTGCCTAACGAGCTGCTTGCGGACGCGCCCGCGTTCGGCAGCTTCTTCGACACGATCTTCCCGCGTGCCATTGCCTGGTTCGAGGACATCGCGTTCATGACCGGCACCGGCGTTGGCGAGCCTCTGGGCTTTGTCAACTGCCCGGCTTCCGTCTCGGTTCCGGCGCAGTCGGGCCAGGCGCTTCACTCGATCGTCTGGGAGAACATCGTGGCGATGTACGCCAGGATGCTCCCGACCGCCTTGGGCCGCGCCGTCTGGATCTGCTCAATCGACACGTTCCCGCAGCTGGCCACGATGGCCCTCTCCGTGGGTACTGGTGGTGGCCCGGTATGGATGGGCAACTACACCGACCCCGGCAAGAGCACGCCTCCGGTTTCGATCCTGGGCCGTCCGGTGTACTTCACCGAGAAGACCCCGGCGCTCGGCACGACCGGCGACATCAGCTTCGTGGACTTCGGCTACTACCTCATTGGCGACCGCCAGATGATGCAGTCGATGTCGAGCGAGCACTACAAGTTCCAGAACGACAAGACGGCGTTCCGCGTCATCGAGCGCCTGGACGGTCGTCCCTGGATCCAGAGCGCGATCACCCCGCACAACAACTCGGCCAACACCCTCACCCCGTTCGTCCAACTCGCATCGAGGTAAATCGTGAGCTTCTCATTTAGTGCCGCCGGCAACAAAGAGCAGACCCTGTCGAGTCTTGATGCCGCGATCGTCAACGAGAACGCTCTTGGCGACGTTGCTCTTGCGTTCGCCAAGGAACTCGTGAACTCCGACAACACCCAGCCCGACGACACGCACAACGTCCGGTACGCCGTATCGGCAAGCGGGCACGACGGCGGCGGGAACAAGGGCGCGGCCTCGTACGTGTCCGTGTCCTTTACCACCAACTTCGAGCCGAAGCCAGAGCAATCGGTTCCGGTAACACCGACCGTGTAGGGATCGGGCATCAAAACCCCTGATTCCGAGTTAGCAGAGTAGCAGTAACGCCCTACTTCAAGGAGAAGTGAAATGGCAGGAATGGAAGTCCTGGGCCGGAACGCCAACATCATCCCGGTCGCCTCGGGACAGCCCTTCAAGATGCGCGAGTCGTCATCTCTTATGGTCGTACTCGCGGGTACCACGGCCACCTCGATCACGGTGCAGAACCAGTCAGGATTCGCTGGCACTCCGTCGGCCCTGACCTGCATCAAGAACATCTACTGGGCGTCTGCAAACAACGGAACGGTTGGCTGGAACAAGCTGACGTTCGTCGCTGGCGCCATCACCACCCTGTTCCCGGCTGGCACGCCTATCTCGGGTTACACCAACAGCGGCGTCAACGCCGCCGCCACGGTGACCGTGTTCCACGTGTACACGTCGGAGCTGACGGACCCCAACAACTACCTGCTTCTCACGGCTGGCGGCTCGGGTTTGGTCTCGCTCACCGCGATCACGTCCGATCTCGTCCACCAGCGCGGCCCGGCGAACCTGCCGATTATGGCGGCCTGACCATGGGGGCGCTCTTCGCAGTTCGTGCAGTCGACATGCCGGCTGGCTACGCCGACCCCGGCGTATGCCAGGTCAGCGTCGGGAAGACTCTGCCGCAAGGCGCAACGCAGAACCTGTTCACGGTTGTCGGCACGATCGTGTGCGATCTGCGGGGAGTCGTCTCAACCATCTTCGGCGCGTCCACCAAGCTGTCCATCGGGGTCACCGGCACTCCGGGCGCTATCGCGGCTGCCCCGGCTGCTGGTACGACCGGGGCTGTCGGCTCCGTCATCGTTCCGCCGCAGAACCTGGGAGGGTTGCTGCCGGCTTACGTTAGCGCCACCGGCATCAAGGCGTCGTGCTTCATGATGGAGATTTCCAACACCATCATCACGTGTACGGCGGACACCTCAACCACCGGCGCGGTTACCTGGATTCTGAACTGGGCTCCACTTCAGGGTTCGGCTGCCGTCGCTACCGGCACCACCGTCACGACCAACTAGGAGGAGTCGTGGGCGTACTGGTTCAACCGGATCAGGTTCGGCAGGCGACCTATGGTCTGCAGATTGTGTCGCCTGCGGCAGTCGTGCCTACCGGCTCGACTACGCTGTGGACCATTGCCGGTGGGCCAGTACGCATCACCGGTGTGTATGCGGTCGTAACGACGGTGTTCACCGGAACGGTAACCACTCTGAACGTCGGGGCGGTCGGGAATGCGACGGCTTTGTTCAACGCCGCAGTTCTGACCTCTCTGACGGTCGGTACGGTTCTGGTCGGTGTGCCAACCCCGGCCGCTCCGGTCATCGTGGCCAACGGTACGGTTACCTGGATCGCGTCGGCCGGCAATACTGGCCAGCTCCAAATCTACTTCAACTATATCCCGCTCATCCCAGGCGTGACAGTACAGTAAGGGGAAGATAATGGCAAGGATTTCTGGCACGGCCGGGCCGAGTCATGCCGATGTGGCCAAGGAGACGACGACTCTGATCCAGCAGGGCAAGATCAAGCCGGGCGGCACACAGCTCAACGAGTGGCTTAACTGGAAGTCATCCTAATGTGGGACTGCCCCAAGTGTGGGACGCTCAACATCCTTGGCCTCCCGAACTGTCCTACTTGTAGGGCTCCTCGTCCAGAGGAACCGGCCCCAGAAGCGCCTGCGACTCCGGAGCTAGAGCCTGAGAGTGGCACTCAGGATGAGGGAACGTCGGCGGGCGTGACCCCGGAGTCGCAGGTCCAGACAGACGATAGCAAGAAGAAAGGTGGTGGTGGGGATGCCCCGAGCAAATGAGGCGGGGTTCAGCAATGCTGCTGCCGGCGTACAGATCAACTACGGCGACGCAACCGCTTTTCCACTCGCGGATGTACAACAAGTAGTTGTCGAAGACGGCACGATGCAGACGGTCCCCATCGACGAGGAGGCCGAGCAGACAAACGCTCTCGCTACGGCTGCGCAAGCCGAGGCCGACATCAAGGAAGATGAGGAGGTAGCGTCATCAGCTGGTACCAGCTCCTCGACATCAGGAAGCAAGCCCGACAAGAGTGGCACTTCTACTGGGACCGACCCCCAGTCGCCTGCCCCCACGACGGGCAGCCTCTCCTCCAAGGACCAGCTAGCCAGCCAGGAATCCTCTACTGCCCCTTCGACGGATGGCAGTGGCCAAGGGACTTCATCCGACCGCTCGAACCAGCAGGACTCTTCGGCGGCGTCAGCTCCGAAGGACGAAGCTACAGCGGACCCACAGGGGCCTAGCAAAAGCGGGCCCAAGCGGGGAAGTTCCAGCTAGTGGAGGGTTCTTGATCCGATAGCTCCGCTGGGCGGCGGATCCAGCCCCGCTGCCCAGCGGCCCTAACTGAATAAGCAGTAAAGGCAAACCCACGGCCTAGCGGCCGACGCCAAGAAAGCAAGGGACAGGAATGCCAATCGTCAACCAGCCGTGCTACTGCACGCGCGAGATGGTGCGCCGTGCGCTCGATGTCAAGATGGCATCATATACCACCGAGCAGGTTGACCGTGCCATCTGTGCGGCGGCGGATGCTGTTGAGGATCTTACTCAGCGGAAGTTCTACCCCCTAGACACCACTCGCAAGTGGGACTGGCCTAACTTCCAGTATGCATACCCTTGGCGAGTTTGGTTCGATAACTTTGAGCTAGCCGCTATACCGACATTGGTGACCACAGGGAGCTTCCTTCCGACTCCAATTGTCATTCCGATCGGCGCGTGCATCTTCCAGCCTGTGAATGAGGGGCCTCCATTCACGCGCATGGAGCTACGTCGTGACATGAACTACGGGTTTGGCAATAACCCGACTCCGCAGCTCGATATCGCCATTACTGGAACGTACGGATACTGGACCAAAACCAGGCCTGCCGGAGCGACTGCTGCATCAGTTGGGCTTCCTGATCTTACGGTCACGGTGAGCGATGGATACAATGTAGGCGTTGGTGATGTCATGATCATCGGCACCGAACGGATGATTGTGACCGACGCGAACTATATTGACACCACCATAACGTACACCGGAGTAGCAACGGCATCGCAGGCCGATAATGTTATCTCCGTTGCTGATGGTACAAAGTTTGTGGTCGGAGAAGTTCTTCAGGTCGGTGCTGAATGGATGCTCATCCTCGCGATTACCGGAAACAACCTCACCGTTAGGCGAGCCTGGGATGCTTCTCTCCTTACTACACACTCGGGTGGAACGCTATTCGCGCGTAGGCTGTTGTCGGTTCAGCGCGGGGCGCTCGGGACGACTGCAGCTACGCATACGAGCGCCGCGCCTATAGTTGTTAATGACGTTCCCGGTCTCGTTCGTGAGTTGGCCATAGCAGAAGCTAGCGTCTGGGTATCGCAGGAGCCGACCGCGTATAGCGGTGCTGCCGCTCCGCAGAAGCCTACGACCGCTGGCCGTGGCGGCTATAGCGTCAGCGAGCCGGTCGCGGGTGCTGGCCTGCCAGACATTAGGCACCAAGTCATTAACAGCCGGTTCACCCGCAAGGCAAGGTCTCGGGTGATCTTATGTGGAAACTATGGCTTCTTGTCGTTGCGGTAGCTGCAGCACTAACGGCGTACTACTACGCCACATGGCAGCACTGGCTCGCGTACGCGACCGGAAGCTACAACACCCAAGGAACCGCGCACAACTACAATGCGTTCTCCGGATCAATCTCTGACATTGGCGAGATCACCATTGTGGCTAGCGTTCTAACCTCATTCGTTTTGATTTGGCGATCACATACGTGCCATCGGTACTGGTGGTGCTGGCGGCACCCCCACTTTGCCCTTGACGGCACTCCTTACAAGATGTGCTCCAAGCATCATCCTGATGACGTCCCGACGATGCAGGATGCGCTCTCGGCTCATGCGGAGGCACAAAGTGGAGATTAGGGTAAATATTGACCTCAGCGGTCCTATTGCTGACGGTATGGCACAACGCGAGGTTGAGCGGTTTGCCAGGCACGTTGAAGACACGCTAGGCGATATCGGCGTACCGTTGATCCGCAACTACCTTGAGACTCAGTATATGTACTTGGGGCATCACGGCGGGACGCCTCGCTTCAACCCTGTTCCAGCGAATGCCGGCGAGCTACAGGCTTCGGTTCACACCGATCGTGCTACTGAAGACTCATTGCTGATCACCGATGATCCTGTCATCTATGGAGCATGGATCGAGGGTACTGATTCAAGGAACTTGGTAATTTGGCCACACCGCAGAAATCCACCGCCGAGGCGGTTCCCCGGATATCACGCATTCCGGAGAATCGCAAAAAGCCTCGACGCCATAGCAGTCCCAATCGCGTACCGTGAACTGCCACTCTTCATACGAATGATGAACGGAGCGTAACATGAAGTGCATGATGTGCGTAGGAACAGTAGTGATGCTCGAAGCGAAGCAGGCTCTTGGCGAGGATGTCGAGATCCCCGAGATCAACGACGCTATCACTCTGGCCCCGTCATGGCAGGAAAGGCGAATCGGCCCGCAGATGATCATGGCCTGCGTCGCCCTTCCTGTGTGCAAGTCGCACCTCGAAGTGAATGAGCTATCCCCGGCCGAGCAAGCGGTAAGGAATGGCCGTCTTCTGGAAGGGGCTCCGAACCTGAATGCCTAACTTCAATGATGCCGCGGTGATGACCGTCTTCGACAAGGTGGTCAGTTTCGCGCTCGCAACGGGTCGGTTCGATCACGTCAACCAACACGAACCGAAGAGTGCTCCGGGCCACGGCCTCGAATGCTCCGTGTGGATGAATACGATCACTCCAATCCGTGCATCAGGAATGGGTGCCGTCAGCGGGATCGTCACCTTGTACGCTCGGATATACACGAACTTCCGGCAGCAGCCGTACGATGCGATCGACACCAACGTCATGGCTGCCGTAGCCGACCTTATGGGCGCTATGGCAGGGAACTTCGACTTTGGTGGCGCGGCCAACGTTAGGGCCGTCGATCTGCTCGGGGCATGGTCAACCACTCCGCTTAGTGCTGCGGCCGGATACGTCGAGATCGACAGGCAAATGTTCAGGATCATGACTGTGACAATCCCGGTCGTGATCAACGATATGTTCTTGGAGGCTGGATAAGATGAGCGGCGAGGTTCTGCTAGGATACGTCACCGGTGGCTTCAACCGTGATGAGTTCATGGATTCGGTTATCGTGTCAATCCTGTCGGATGATGCGGTCGGCGGATACATCAAGGTGAATCCGGGGCCGTTGGTCGCCCTGGGCCGGAACCTTCTGACCGCCCAGTTCCTCGGCCGCGATCAAGAATGGCTAATGATGGTCGATACCGACATCGTGTTTGCCAAGAATGCAGTTAGCCGACTTCTCTCCACGGCCGATCCTGTCGAGCGCCCGATCATGAGCGGTTTGTACCACATCTTTGAGAAGGGCGAGAAGGTTCCGGCCGCATACGCCAATGTGGCCGAGGAGCCGGGAGGCATCGACCTCGTGCCATATGACCCGCCAGATGAGGACGTGATAGCTCGGGCGTTCGCCGTGGGAGCCGGGTTCCTTCTGGTACACCGATCAGTCTTCGAGAAGATCAAGTCAATGTCAGACGATCAGCCAGCCTGGTTCCGCGAGGTCGTCATTGACGGGCGCGACTTTGGCGAAGATATGTCATTCTGCTTCCGGGCGAACGTGGCCGGATTCCCGATTCATGTTAACACCGGCGTCAGGGTCGGCCATATCAAAACAGCAATGCTAGGAGAGGTGACATAATGCCGCCAGCAAAAGTAACCGGACTAGGTGACAACTTCTACGTCGGCGGCTTCGATCTGTCTGGTGACGTTTCGTCGCTTGACCAGATCTCTCAGCCACTAGGTCTTATTGACCTGACTGGGATGACGCAGAAGGCATACCAGAGGGCCAAGGGGCTCCGCGACGGCATGATGTCGTTCACGTCTTTCATGAACGTGAACTTCCCGGCCGTTTCTACTCCTGGCGTGCCGGCTTCCGGTACGCCGGTTGTCAGCACGTTCAACTATACCGTCAAGGTGACCATCACCGGCGGCACAATGTCGAACGTCGTGATCAACGGCACGTCGGTCGGGGCCGGGGCTGGTACTTACATCCTTCCCGCACTCGGCACCATCACCCTGACATACACGGTGGCTCCGACCTGGAACTGGTTCTCGCTCGGGACTGAGCATGATGTCCTCAAGACGCTACCGAACGCGGACATCATTTGCAGCTACTTCCAGGGCGTCACGTTCAGCGTTAGCTCGATCTTGCAGCCCGCTGCATCGATGGTCTCGAAGCAGACGAACTATGACCCCACTAGGGATAGTACCGGGAACTTGTCATTTAAGGTTTCGATGCAGGCTAACTCGTTCGGCCTTGAGTGGGGTCAGCAGTTGACATCGGGACTCCGGGTTGACAACGGTCCAGTTACCGGAACGTTCATCGACCTTGGCACCCCGAACCCCACGGCATTTGGCTGCCAGGCCTACCTCCACCTGATCGAGCTTGTGGGCACCAACATCGACGTAACCGTTCAGCACGCGACGACCTCGGGCGGCTCCTACACGACCCTGGTTGACTTCGGTTCGCTGACCACTATTGGTGCGGTTAGGATAGCGACCGCAAACAACGTTAACGTCAACGAGTTCGTCAAGGTCGTGTCGGCCGGAACCTTTACCCAGGCGGTATTCGGCGTCAACTTCGTCAGGAACCCGGTGGCTGGGGTGGTCTTCTGATGCAAATGGGATCTTTTAACCATAACAACATTCGGCTTATCGCAGGGCCGGAGAACTACAAGAGCTACATGATGCGAGCGCCGCTCAGGACTCACTGGCGACCTGCTTCGTGTGAGGAAGTGGATTGCGCCTCATTCCTCTACGGCTTCGTGACTACAGTGGATCTAACCTCGGATCTAGGGCAGAGGCAATATGAATACCTCTCGCACGACAAGGAGCGATCATTCCATATGCAGCGAGTGAGCATGGAGATCGTCAAGTTCGTTTATGGGCCGGGGAATCGCTGCTTCAGCTCGAACAAGCATAGGACTGCGATTGGCCGACCGCCTCGGCTACTCGTGGTTGGCGGAGACTGGCGCGGTAACCCGCGTCGTGAGAAGCGCGTTCATGCCAACGTCGATGATTGGGTGGATGATGCAAGGAATCACCAGGACAGGATCGCAACAATCATCCAGAGAGGATGAGAAATGCCAAAGCTCACCGGACTTAGCGGCACGATCCAGGTTGCCGACGCGGGCGCAGTTCTCCGCGACATCGGAACCGACGTTACCAACTTCACCTTCACGACCCCGCGTGGTCTTGAGGACGTTACCGGCATGAACAAGTTCGCGCATGAGCAGCTCCTGCTCCTCACGGACTTCACGGTCACGCTGAACGGCATCTTCGACACCGGCGCCAACCTGAGCCACTCGGTCTTCGCGACCGTCACTGGCACATCGGTCACGCGCTCGGTCTCGATCGCGCCGACCTCGGTCACCACAACTCCGATCATCACGGTCAACTGCCTCATCACCGACTACCAGATCACTCGTGCGAACACCGGAGAGCTGACCTGGCAGGTTCCTGGGCAGCTGGCAGACGGCAACGTGCCCACCTGGGCGTGAGTGCCAAATCATACGCCCGCCGACTAAGAAATCAAGCTAGGAGATATGCCATGGGATTCCGGCCGGAACCGACCATCTACAACATTGGCTTCGAGGGGACGCCGCTCGACGGCCTCAAGGTGCGCATGAGTTGCTGTACCCTAGCCGAGTACAACTTCATGCTCCGCTCTGCTCTTATTGGAGGTGAGCCCGACGCTGATGGCAATGTCAAGATCGAACCGGCGATGCTCGATGCAAATGACAAGATCATCGAGCTGTTCCTGAACCACCTTGTGTCCTGGAACCTAGAGGACATGGCCGGTCGGCCGGTACCGACGACACAGGAAGGTCTTGACGCGCAGGAGCGGACGATGATCGGTCAGCTCATCAGCGCCTGGCAGACGGCGATGGTGAACGTCCCAAATCCCTCGAACACGCCATCGAGCAATGGCGTGACTTCGGAGGAGCAATCACTCGATCTGGGGAGTATATCGGAAAGCCCTGGGAGCTAGAAGAGGCTGAGTTCATTATCGGCCTGTGTGACAGATTCAAGTGCCTGCCGAGTCAATTGTTGGAAGAGGAAGCTGACCTCATCCGACTGTGCAAGATAGTCGCAGCGGCGCGTCCGCCAGAAGAGGAAGGAGGTGAGTTTGAAGATGGCTAATGAGGTCGATATCACCATCACCGCAAAGGACATGACCGGCCCAGCGTTCGCCAGCGCCCTTGTGAAGATGGAGCTGTTGAAGAGAGCTGCCAGGGATGTTGCGATTCAATTCTCTGAGATCGGTACGGGCGGCTTCGACATCAACAAGGCTGGCGCCTATCTTGTTCAGCTCAGAAGCAAGATTCAGTCTCTAGGTATTGCCGACATCGCGGACATTAACGTTCCGCAAGGGAAGCTTATTACCCAGCTTGCTATCCTGAAGCGTATCATCGGTCAGTCCGGTATATCCGACCTCATTGACTTCAACATCAACCCGGAAGCTCTTTCTACTCAGCTCCATAAGATTTCCACCATGTCCGAGACGATCCCTATCAACTTCAAAATGGGGACGGCTCCTGCTATACCTGACATCACTAGCCTTAGTCCGACGAGGGGCAGCGGGGTAGTTGAGAAGTTCAGCATCCAAGGGCTTGTTGCGGCAAAGCAGCAACTCGCGGCGACGACGGTACAGAGCAGAGTTCTTTCGGATTCATTCGGAAAACTGGAGACGGCCAAGGACTCCCTCGCGGGCGACATTGAGAATAAGCTCGTACCTGCCGTTGCGAAAAGCGGCGGGAACAACCGTGGTGGCTTCGGTTGGTGGGGCGGGGTTCTTGGTGGCACTATTGGAGCGGTCGGTCTATGGCACGTCGGCCTAGACCTCGCGGTTGAGGGCTTGATTGCGGTTACCGGAGCAGTCGCAGCGGCTGCAGTAGGTCTTGTTGCGATGGCTCCTGCCGCGACCGACATATATCAGCACCTCAATAACCTGCATACCATAGCCGGAGCGCTCAACCAGAACATTCCGCCGATGACCGGCAATTTCCAGGCATTGTCGGATAGCCTGAAGCCTAATGTGGTCGAGGCGTATGGCGGCGGGCTACGCATCCTTAATAGCAACACAGGAGTATTTGGCACGACTGCACATCAGGTCGCCGGTATGCTAGATAACATGGTTGCCAAACTTGTTATCTGGGATCAGACTCAAAGAGGATTGGGGAGGATGCTGCAGACTGGCGTCGGATTCCTCTCCCAGTTCGGTCATATATTCGGCCAGATTGCTATGGCAGTAGACAACCTTATCCAGAAGGACCCAGGTATTGCACACTTCCTTCTGGACTTCCTTGGTGGCGCAGCGAGCCTACTTAATATCATAACGAAGCTACCGGCACCAATTGTTGAGACCGCGCTAGCACTACATGGTATGTTCGTTTACGGCAACGTCGCGGCGGGCCTACTCGGGCGTATGGTAGGGAGCTTTGGCAGCGCCGATTCTGCAGCAGGGAGGCTCGGGAAGACACTTTCCAAGGGATTCAGCTACGGGGCTCTTATTGGTCCTGCTGGCGGCCTAGTCGCGATTGGTGCCGCTATTGCCTATGTTGCCATTCAGTCGGAAGAGGCAAATACTCCTACGGTAAAGTTTGCGAATGCGCTACAGAAGGCATTTTTGAATGCAGCTCCTGCAGATGCCCTTCGGGTAGCAGGAGCCGACATAGCGACGTACCAAAAGAATATAGCTAATGCGGCTTCGCCGCAATCTCTTGAGCAGATTCTTAAATATCAGAGTTCGGTCAAGGGTCTCGGCTCAGGGGTCAAGGACTACTTTGTTGGTGTTGGCTCCAATATCAACAAGGTGATGAATGATATTGCATCAAGTCACTATAAGTCTGAGATATCCGATCTAGGTCATGCAATCACCGGGTTCTTTAGCAACCAGACGAATGAGGCACCGGCCGCAGCCGCAGCCGTCAGAGATTACCGAGCCAAGATTGCCCAAGTCGTCACAGACTCAGCTAACCTTCGAGCGGTACAATTGTCTCTGGTCTCTTCGGGCAATAGCTGGACTGGCGCACTCGACATCATGTCGCAAGCCGGGGTTAAGGCTGGCGATAGTGAACAGCTTATGATCACCAAGATTGACAACCTGATTGGTGGTTTCCAGAACCTCGGGATCGGTGCCGGTCAGGCTGCCGCGATGTTCAACGCGGTGAACTACGCGACCGGACAGGCGGATAATGCCTTGGGCGAGTATGACAAATCGATGCAGCCAGCGATAGCCGCTGAAGCTCAGCTATTTGGTGTGCTGACTGGCGGCGAGAGTACGATGTATAGCTTCCTCGCTGCTTTGGGGACGATGGGTACCGATGCAAAGGTTGCCGGTGCGTCGCTGAACGGATTCAACGGTGCGTCGGTAAAGCTGGGTAACGATCTGTACGGTTCGGTGCTACCTGCTGCCGAGAGCTTTATCAACTCCATTCAAATGCAGGGTGCGTCGATGAAGTTGCTCGTCCCGATCGTTGCTACTACGGCCTCGCAAACGCTTAGTCTAACGGGACAGAATAAGGCCGCAAAGCTGGCTATGGTGGACTTGATCAACGGCGCGCTCGGCCCCGGCACCGTCTCTATGAAGACCCTTGACGGCTGGGTGGGCAAGAACAGCGTCAGCCAGCAGAACTTCGCGAAGGATGTCTACACTTCGATGCAGAACGCCTCGGGTCTCGCGGGTGTTCTGAACAAGAACTTGATCCCGATGATGAACCAGGCATGGATCCAGGCAACCAACCTCGCCCCAGCTATGAAGACATGGTTTACCGATGTGATCAACGGGACGACCGGAACGGCGAGAGGGCAGCGAGATCGAGCTGCTCTTGTCAGGGACATCATCAACGCCGGTACTGCTGCCGGTGACACCAAGACTCAGATTGAGCATATGATTGCTCAGATCCTGAACATCCCGCTCAAAAAGGCCATTCAGATTTATATGCAGGCTACCGGCTCTGGCAGCGTAACATTTAACGAGAAGATTTTTGGCAACGCTCCGGTGACCGGTGGATTGAAGTTCCTTGCCAAAGGTGGCAAGCTCCCCGGCTATGGTGGCGGAGACAGATTGCCAGCACTCCTAGAAGCTGGCGAGACTGTCATTGACAAGAACCGGACGAAGGATCTAGCTTGGTTGTTCAGCGCTCTGGGGGTTCCCGGCTTCGCGAGTGGCGGGCTTGTACCCAAAATCGGTAATGGTATAAACTTCATGAGCAATGTTGAGGCTGGGTTTGGCAAGTCTGTTGAGAGCGGCTTCGCTTCGGCCGCCATAGCCAAACTCAAGGCTGATGTTCACGCGGCTGCGAACAAGGTAGTTCCAGGTGGCGTGTACCTTGGCCCCGGAGGTAGCTACTCTGCGGACATCACAACGGTGCTTAGGCAGTTCGGTATGCCGCTATTCTTGGTGGCCAACTGGCTGCGGCAGATCCAGACCGAATCAGGCGGGAACCTGAATGCGGTCAACCGTACCGACTCCAACGCTCTAGCTGGCCACCCTTCAGTCGGCCTCCTCCAGCTCATCCCTTCGACCTTTGCTGCCTTCTCGGGACCATACCGGAACACACCACCGCTGGTTAACTATGGCGGCGGCGTCGTGTCAGAGAACGCTATGGCACAGATCTACACCGCAATCAAGTATGCTGATATAAAGTATGGCGGTGCGCAGGGTATGGCGGCGGTAATCGGGCACGGTCACGGCTACGATAATGGAGGCTGGCTCAAGCCTGGCTGGAACATGGCCTACAACGGGACTGGCAATTGGGAGCACCTCTCTCGTGACAACGGCAGTAGCGCCATCGCGCTAGAGGTCGCGGCCGGTGGAGCTTCCGCCTTTGAACAGTTTATGGTGATGGCAATTCGAGAATGGGTTGTTCGTAAGGGCGGCGGGAACGTGCAAAAGGCATTTGGGATTCACGGCCGATGAGTAACTACTCGCTCCAACAGGCCCAGAACGATATCGCCAACACTCGATACCTCCTGGCAGCACTACAGAATGTTTCGACCCCTAGCAAGAACCCGACCTTTACAGGCACCGTTACCTTTCCGGATGGATCAACGTGGGGTGTCAGCGGGCTTACACTAGCGGGTAGTATTGCGAGCCCCACCTTCACAGGGACCGTTACCCTTCCTGACGGATCAACTTGGACTTCTGGCGGCCCGACTCTTCATGCGCCGCTCCCTCTTCTACAAGGTGGCACCGGAACTGCTGCAGCTAGTAGCTCGGCCCTACTGTCTACCCTCGGAGCTGCGCCTAAAGCAAGCCCTACATTTACCGGCACGGTAACTTTCCCTGATGGATCAACGTGGTCTACTTCTGCGGTATCGCTAGCGGCAGGCACGGTAATATCAGTCGATACTTTCCATAACATCACAGGCGATACCGGCTGGACTGCTATCTCGGGTTACGCTGCTATGAAGTATCGTTTGCTTCCCGACGGCAACCTGCAGGTTTCCGGGGCCGCTCAGCATACATCGATCACCGCCTCACTTGCAATCAATTCATCCAACCCAATTCCGGCTGGTGTTCGACCCGGTACAATTAAAAAGCTAGCGGCCGGCAATAGCCCGCTAGCTGAACTAAATGTTGAGTTGAATACTAGCGGTGTATTGACGGCTCTTGCTAATGGCAGTGCGCCGGGAACTAAGGCCATAGTCAACTGTGTTGTGGACCTCACGTAAGGAGATCGAATGTATGTGACCGGAATATCCCAGACCCAGTGTCTATCGACTATCCAAGGACAACTGAAAGCATTGCGAGATGCTCTTCACACCATCGAGGAGCTATACGCCTGGTCTTCCGGTTTGTCCCAAGCGGACATGGAAGCGGCGACCGGCAACAGTCCGGCCGACGCTCTCGTCACGATGTCTGCCATAGCGGACGCTTTCGCTATCAGGCAGATATACAACACTGGTCAGGCACCGGCGAATTACCCGCAGGTCGTCAACCCCTATCCGTTCGCGAACTCGCAACGAGAAGTGATCGGTCCACAGTGAGCGAGAAACCAGAAGATGTCGTCTGTTGGGGCGGCATAGGGCTACCGGCGCCAGGAATGGCTCAGCCGGTCATCGATGTCGAACAAATGTTCCGGGGTTATGTTTTTATTCTCCCTCCGGAAACTGGACAGGAAGAGGTAGGGCCAGATGGCTCTGACAGCACTAGGGTATGATGCCGGAGCCAACGGCACTCTCAACGGGCTCGGTACTCTACTCAACAGCGGTTTCATTAGGATCTATACCGGCACGCAGCCAGCTCTCAACGTCGCGGTTACCGGCGTGCTACTGGTCACGATGACGTTCGGCGCCACCGCGTTTGCGGCAGCATCGGCGTCAGCCGGTACCTCTTCTATGTCCGCCAATGCCATTACTTCTGGCACCGCGGGCAACACTGGTACGGCCGGTTACTTTGCTCTAGTCAAGAGCGACGGCACGACCGTCATCGCGACTGGCTCGGTCGGTACCTCGGGCGCTGACCTCAACCTTAGCTCGCTGTCGATCTCTTCCAGCGCGAACGTTTCGTGTTCATCATTCGTCATCACGATGTCGGAGACCTGGACCTAATATGGCGCTGCCACTTAATAACAGCCTTGAAGGCGGGACGAATGGCTCTGCCATAACGTCCGGCAACTCAGGCGGCGCTAGCGGTAGTGCATTCGATGCCGTTACCTCGGCCCTTTACTCAACGTCTCAATCGGCGCATGGTTCCGTATCAGCTTTCTTTGCGACCGGGTCACCAGCTTCATCTTC